GATGATATAGACCAATACCTATACATGGTTACATCTCACGATGGCTCAACAGGCGTGCGATATATCCCTGCTAATGTAAGGCTCGGATGCACTAACCAATTCGCTTATCTTGACTCTATGCTACGACAGGCGGGCATCAATCCCCGTGTGCTATCAAGCCGCCATTCAAGGCACATTGAAAGCCGCATTGGCGATGCTATCAACGCTCTAAATGTGGTTGATGTCCTCAACGAGCAATTCGCTAACACAGCGGGCGAACTCATGCAAATCGAACTTGATGTAGCAGGTCGAACTGAGTTTTACATTGACGCTATGGGGCTCAAGACTGACGAGAAGTTGATTGATAAGGTCGAGAACCCGTTTGGTCTAACCACACGCGGCAACAACACCCTCACACGGCTTCAAGAGTTAGAAGATACCGCTCTCGGATTCGATGACGGCGACATCAACAGCGCATGGGGCGCATTCAATGTTGTTACCGAATATCTCGACCACCAATGGGTCTATGACCGCAAGGGCGAGAAGGTCAATCAAAAGAGGGTCGAATCAGCCCTGCTCGGAACAGGGGCAAGGCAGAAGGACAACGCATGGCGAGCCGCCGCACGGTTGGTGGCTTGAATGTCGGTGGTTGTAACTCAAGCATTGATTGACTCTATGCGTAGGTCGCTGAACTCTTTAGAGAGAGATATAGCCGATTTCGATATACATAAAATGACTCTTGAAGAATGGTTAGACTTTTGCGGCCACGATTGGGAGATGTTAGACGCATAAGATTCACATAAGCAGGGAGGGGAGTTCAACAGTCTTTTACAGGTTGTGTTCGTCATTCCATACCTCCATTCTCCCCTCCTTGCACCTAAACAATTACAGTAAAAATAACTCAACAACATAAGGGGGTGTAGTGGGAACGAAGGCGTGGCTAACGAAAGCAAGGTGTTAGCCCAAAACCTATACCATGTTCGGTCTAAATGTGGGAGTAATTACCCGCAGTATAGGGATGACGGCATCCCGCAGACTGTATAAAAGAAGGATAAGCCAGCCCACACACCCCCACCTATTCAAGAGATGATAAAATGAAGATAGCACAACGATACCTATACAGACAGAAGTTCAAGGCCCGTGTAAAATCGGGCGAGAAGAATAGCCGCATGACGCTTGCGAGAAGGGAACAATAGCGTTAAAAGTAATAGTGAGGTGCGAGAACCATGAACATATTTGTTTTAGACGAAGACCCGATAGTAGCCGCCAAAATGTATTGTGATATTCACCTGCCTAAAATGGTAGTCGAACTTTACCAACAATTAGGTTCAAGTGTTATCAGACATGGTGCTACACCCGACATGATGCCCCTTACTAAGAAGGGAACGCCACTTAAGGGCGGTTATCACAATCACCCTTGCTCGCGTTGGGTGGGAGATTCACGCACTAACTTTCTATGGGCGGCGCATCATGGTGCGGCTCTATCCGAAGAATACACAAAGCGATTCGGCAAAGAGCATTACTGCGCTAACGGCATCGAGATTCTGTATGGTTTATCGTATCTCATACCCGAAGGCGACCTAACGCCGTTTGCTCTCGCTATGCCGGATGAGTTCAGACCTAATCACCTACCGGAGATAAGACCAACATTCAATCCAAAATACGGGCAAGGGAAAGGCAAAATGATGTATCGTTCCGAAGTAAAGGGTGATAGCCACGCAAGCGGTGATGATGCGGTTCAAGCATACCGCCGCTACTATCACGCTAAGGCATTCGCTAAGTGGGAGAAGGGGCGACCTATGCCCGATTGGTTCAGCCTTGAGCAACAGGCGGTGCTTGCATGATTCGTGAGGCCATGAGCGAGATATACGATAACGAGTATGACGCAGTAGTAGCGACCGTGCGAGTGTATGCAATCGGATTCATGGCTATTATTATGCTAATAGTAAGTGCGGTGTTTCTTTGAAGTGCAACGACCCAACTCATCCACAGATAGTAGGCGAGTCCTATTGTCGTCTATGCAAGCGAAAGGCGGATGAAGAAGAATGACGCTTGCGAGGCGCAATCGAAGGGTTCTTAAGCAAACATCGCTACGACAAATCATGGCGAAGGACACAGAAGCCAACGAGGACATAACGCAGAAAGAGGCTATTGAATGGCTGAAAGAGAACGAACACAAATCGTTCTTAGGTCATGGTATGGCCGACAGACATGAGATGCTTGTTGAATACATGAGAAGCATAGCAAGAGGTGAGAATGAATGAGAGAAGTCATAACAACATCAGTTTGTAAATTGTGTAATACAACCGAAATCACAGTTAGCGAAGGCACACCGATAGGTGGTATATGGATAGATAATGTCCGATACAACCACGATGAAATATGCAGCCGATGTATGAGGGTGGAACTTGACGCATTAACGCTCAGATGGATGAAGCAACGCGGCTACACGGAGGAGTGAAAAAGATGACCGAGAAGAAAACAAATAGACAAATTACTCAAGAAATAAACGATAATTACGCAACGATGGGCAAACTATGGATGGAAACACCCGATGGTGAAATGAATTGTTTGGGGTATGCCTATGGGGGGTATGCCGAAGACAACACAGAAGAAGCACCGCCCTTTTGGATGTGGAACGGTCGGGTATGGATGTTTGCGGGCTACATGATGGAGTTAGTGAGAAGATGAATAAAGAAGATAAAATCAAAGAATTAGCAGATGAATACTACAACGCCATGAGGGTGTATTACGCTTTATCGAATAGTGATAAACGCAAGGGTATGACCCTTCAAGATTGGGTATTCGCAAGAACAAACAATTACGATAGAGCGAAGAAGGCATTTGAAGAATTGAACGAGATGGGAGAAGGCGACCGTGCAATATGCCCGCTTACTCGCCGTCAAGATGAAGACGGTAATTGGGTTAGGTGGAATGGGTCGGAATGGGTTACCACATTAGACCCGTCATTGGGCTACGGAATGGATTTGGAGATGACTGAATGAGAGCAAAGACAATCCCTCATGTGGAATACGAGATATTTCAGCATATACTTGACGAGATAGATATTTCTATCGTAAAAGAAAGTCTTGTTCCGCGCGGAGATAAAGTGGCCGAAGAACGATTTGAGAAGGGCGCGGCATCGGCAACGAATCTGATTGAGAATCTGATTGACCGCCGCCTACACAGGCTACCACACGACCACCCCGACTTCAAGGAGAGAGAAGAATGACTAAGCACGAAGGCATGAAAATGAAAAATGGCCGTATAGTTATGATGAAGCACATTAGAGAGGGCTTCGATAGAATCTGTGGAACACCTGTGCCCGAAGATGGGGGTTACGGCGGGTGGATTAGCGATGCTGAATGGCGCGAGTTACCGGAGTGTCCGATATGCTTCGCCAAACATCAGCCCACGCTTGCGAGGCAAGAACGACAGGTTCAAAAGCAAACTGCCCCACCACAGACTGTAAGACAGGGGCTATACCTGCGACAATATGCGAGGCGACAAAGATGATTGATGTTATAGAAATGAAAGGCGAATGCAAATACTGTAAGAAAGAATGCAAATTACAAATCCATTATAGAATGTTAGCATGGTGCTATGAATGCGAGAAAACATTTAGAACAAGGTTGGGATGAAGAATGAAATGGGATTTTGATATACTCGCAAGAAAGCACAAAGATTGTATTACTAAGTGGGATATAGACGGCCCTATCGAAATGCAATTAGTGTATGAGCGTGATGGAAAAATAAAGTGTGGTTGTTGCGGTCTTATTGTTGAGGTGATTAAATGAAAGCAATTAGTAATATCTCAAAAGTAAGTGGTAAAACTACACGGGTCAAAAGCGGCTGGATAATGAAGGCGATAGCGCGATACCTTGACGAAGTAGGAGAGGCGACCGCTATGGAAATCAAAAACCACGCGAGGAGTAAAGGCAGTAAGCGCAACGGTGGCGGGTCGAGGCTCACAGGATTAACTTCGGGGCAGATAAGCGCCCGTCTAAGGATTCACAAATCATTCGTGGGCGAGAATAAGTATTGCGCCCGCTCAAGAAAGAAAATCAAACATTGGAGATTAGCAGACAGGGAGTTGATTGAATGACTAATGAAAAATCTTTGACGGTTAGAGAACTGTATGAGTTTCTGCAAGAGGTGATTAAGACAGATGAAGAAAGAGGCGATTGGCCTATCAGCGTGGCCTTTGATTGGAAAGGAGATACCGTATTATCCGACATCATAAGTGCAAACATTAACGGTAAAAGTATTCAATTGAATGAAGACGAGTTTATGCTTAATCTAAATGAACTAAGATACCCACACTATAATACTCAATACCAAACTCAACTAAGGGAGAGGATTGAATGAGATGCGAAGTATGCAAGGGCAGGGGCTTTACGATACAGTTCAGCGTTGTTGCTATGGAGAGAGAGATGGAACGATGTTGGGCGTGCAACGGTTGCGGTAAGGTGATTGAATGATTCGACTACTTCTAAGTAGGGCACTTCGTAATAATCTCTCGCGATGGAGAATAGCAGACTTGAGTATGAAAAGCGACTACAAAGTCGAAATACTCGGCGGGGATGGAAAAGATTTACTCATTAACATAACATTTGATGACGGAGATATTTACGAAGGTTGGGTGGATAAACAATGAGTAAGTTTGAGGAAAAAGTAATTGATAAGATTCGTAGCCGAGCAGAAGTCGGCAAGAAAAAATACGGCACGACAATGGAACGCGAAGACCTTTCATTGATTGAGTGGCTGACCCATCTTCAAGAAGAACTGATGGATGCCGCCGTGTATGTCGAGCGATTGATTGAAGATACACAATGTCCGATTCATGGTCTTGCACACGAACATTTCCCTAACTCCCTATCATCCTGTCCGTATTGCAGACGCTTGCGAAGGGGAACAGAAACCCTTAAAACAGACTAATGCGTGGGATTTTTATGAGAAAAAAGCGAGTTAGACGGCAGATTGAAGAAACCCTGCGAGCGAATCCCGATGGGCTTACGGCAGGTCAAATACTTGAGCGGCTACCATCCAAAAGAAATGTGAGCGATGCAAGGCATTTAGCGAACCTGCTACGAGGGATGAAGAACATAAAGAAAAGAAGGATAAAATTGGGCGACCAACCATTCTATGCCGCAGAAACAAGGGTGAAACGCACAAACCAAACATGGTTTGTAAATGAATATTATTACGAAGAAGAAGGGGCAGAAATATGAAGAAATACAAAGATTATTTAGCGGAAAAAGAAAGAGAAGCGAAAGAAGAAGGCGACCCTGTGTTTGAATACACAGACAACCATGACTTGAATGAGATGCGGCAATTGGTCGAAGACATGACGAGATGGATGAGCGTTGGCTCAAACGCCGTTAAGACTTCACAGAAGATGTTGCATGACTTCAAGGGTGTTATGGGTCGAGCAAACGCAGTAGTGCGTGATAACAAACTCAAGCGAGGCGATTTCTGATGGTGAAGCGATTTGTGGAGTTAGTAGTGGCTGACTTAGAGGTGCAAGAGGCGAGAGAGTATCACGATAAGGGAACGAAGGCGCAGAAGCACCCTTACATCAGATTGCGACACTTAAGAAAGGGTGGAGGCAAATCATTTCCGAACTACGAAATCAAAGATAGATATGTGATGTATCGCCTGTTGAAATCATGCGACCCGTCATTGGCCTATGATGAGATGATGCAGACCCTGTATCATGTATCTATCGAGGAGAGGCCACCGATGCAAGACATCTTGCAGGGCTACATAGACCACGCCGAAACAGACCGCATAGGTGTTTGGGTCGAGAGGAGAAAGGACTACTTCCTTACAATCCTTGCCGTTGATAACACCGACTTTACCATGAGCCACTACTTCAACAGCACCCTTGATTTCATACGGGCTAATTACCTGCCGGACTTCGTATCAAACAGTAGGACAATGACTATGCGAGGCAAGCAATACCCTGTGATGCAATTCACAAAACCTTGCTCATCAACCAACGGATTAACATACGGTTGTATAGAAATACTATCGTGTAATAATAAAACTTACATTACGGCAAAACTATCTTTATTCCCCTTGCCTTCTAAAATAAGACAAAACTTACAATTCACACCAATGAAGGTCTTTGACGGCTTCGTGCATACACTTAATGCGGCTGAGTTAGGGGTGTATCTATCCCGTCTAACTCGCACGCTTGAGTATGCCGCTACGCTTGACCTAAGCCCTGTAAGCGGTGAGTTCTCAGACAGTAATAGATTGATGGATTGGATGGAGAAAGCCAACCTTGAATATGAAAATGCCCATAAAACTAAGGCGGGTATTCACGGACTCGTTAATTCTTTCTATAATTCATTTATGGACTGAAAAAATAAAACGCATTACTGCGCCCCGATTTTCTATTTCTTCAATTCTTTCAAAGGTATGTAAGGTATAGGTAAGGTCTTTACACATCTATGAAGAAATTAAAAAAATAAACAACAGGCTCGCAGTATAACGATTTATTATTTTGACGCTTGCGAGAAGAATAAAAAGAATTAAAACCGTAGTAGGAGAGGAGAAGATATGCCCCGACCACAGTATAACAGAATGCAAGAGCGAATCTATCGCTACTTACGAAAACAGGATAAGCCTAAGACTGCCCACGAAATCGTTTGGTGGTATATGCACGAATATGCAGCCGGAACTAAAGGGCCGGATGGCTACTCCACACGAAGCGGTATGGCTAACAGCCCGCCGACACCAACCGCCCTATCTAATGTTATGAGGCGTAGCCTACTCTTTGAGTGCGTAGGCAAGGAGAAAAGAAATGGTAAGGTCGTTGATTATGAAAGGACAGATACTAATAGCGTAAATCTATGGGTTGCTCGCCCGATTGATGTTGTAGTTGAGCGTGCTATCGCAAGTAAAAGACCTGTTAAAAAATATCCCGCATTTTTGCGAAGGGAAATAAGGAGGGTTTTAGATGCCGAAGATAATTGATAGTAGGGGAGATACAGACTTTGTATGGCTTGAGGACATACACTACGAAGACAGCACTTTGATTGCCTTCTATCAGAACGAACAGGGCTTTGCCTCATTCATAGCAGGGGCGAGCATTGTAGGCGAGCATAAGCCTGTATGTAGGGTTCTATCTAAGTTGCATCAAGTTGAGGCCATGAACACTATCCCTGCGCCCGTCATTCCCGAATGGCGCATCTATGAAATGTATAACGAGGATGGTCGCCGTTATTTTATCCTAAGAATAAATCACGCATACATACCATCAAGCACGCAGAACAAAGCGTGGCTTTACAACTACCCTGTATTCCGAGATATAGTCAGCGTGCTATCGGAAAAAGGAGTCAATGAGTTAGTTTATCTTACGGCAAATATAATGCAAGATTTCATTTTTAGCGACCAAGTGCAAATACCTTCTGATGAATTGATTATCTATGACTATGATGAGAAGGATGATGCGCTACACTTCACGGATGGAACGGTCATGGCTATGACCGAATTACCCATACCGCCGCCATCATGGATTCTATGTAGTGCCTTTGAAAACTTTTGCACTAATAGTATTCGTGGTAATTGGTTAGTGATTGCTGCAAATACGAATACCACCTTCATAAATGAAGCAGAAGCAGACAGATTGATAGAGTATCTTAGAGATACCCATGCACTACTTCACAACGAAATGTATAAAGCCGAGTTAATGGAGGTTCTTTATGAAGCGGAGGGTGAGATGGTATGACTTTCAATGTATTCGATAAAACAATTGAGTTCGCACAAAGAAACCACTTCGTAGGTGTTGAGGATAAAATCCCCATCTTTCTATGTAGTATCGGCGGGCATATCTTCAATGCGCTGAACAAATGTAGCCGTTGCGACTTCGACCCCGACAGCCCATTGGTGGATGAAGAAGAAGACTTCATCATCGAGAATTGTCCGCTACGGCACGACAACATACCGTTTTACACGCCGATGTCGCAGTTGCCGGACACGCGCATACACATACTAATGCGTGGTGCTAAGGGTTCGGGTAAATCTGTCTTAATACTAATGTTCCTCGCAGAAGGCACAGGCTTAGTCTATTCTTCTAACGCCGACTTAGGACAGGGTATGCGAACAATGATGGGCGCAAACTCCATCACAGAAGCGGGTATGTTCGGCTCGGTGGATGAAGAAGGCGAGATAGCAGGGCGACCTATCGCCCGTGAGATGTGCGGCGGATTCTTAGGCTTTGAGGAGTTTTCGTCTATGTCTGATGCGTCTAAAAAAGACCACAGTTTAGACATGAAGAATCAGTTGCTAACATCTCTTGATAACGGCAGGGTGCAGAAGGCCATGCGTAATGGATGGGTCAATTACACCACCCGCTACACAGTATGGGCTGGAACACAGCCAGCACGATTTGAGTTAGATTCGGGGCTTGACCGAAGATTCTTTATTATTGATATTGAGATGACCCCCGAAAAAGAGAGGCAATACAAACTCGCGCAGCACGCACAGGCAAACATGAGTGTTGAAGAAAGAACCGAGTTGGCTAATCTTAACATACAAATAAAAGATTGGATTCGCCAGCGAATGCACACAGCCGTTGCTAATCCACCAACCGGAATTATCTTCGATGACGACATCATGGAGTGGATAGACCGCCCCGATGTCCGTTCTTTTGAGGCCGACCTGTTCCGCCGTATGTGTATTGGCTACGCCATGATGCAACCGGAGTATGTCGGCGGTGGCCCGTTGATTATTCGACTTGACGATACTCTTAGGGCAATACTAAATCAATCACTTGCTATGCGAAGGCGGGTCATGGATGCAGATGTCGAACTAATCCGTGCGGCGTTTTGGATGAAAGATGTTCCGAAGTCGCAATTGCTCAAGGAGATTTCACGCATGATTACGCAGGGTGATTATCAGACCGCTAAGAGATGGCTCATAGAGAATCTTGAAGGACAGGGATGGTATCAAGAGGTTGAACCGAGCGTTAAAAGGCGTGGTCGTAAGGGAGTTATATGCCGCTTTGGGCCGTTGTCTGAGGCGAGCGCACCCGTAAATTGGGGGGATAAAAATGCCGAATAGAAGATACAAACACCGATTGACTAAGCGTGGTAGGTGGGATAGAAGCAAGGCTTTGGAGTGTGCCGCAAGGTATCTTATCGAACAGGACAGACCATTGAGTGCCGCTACTGTGTATGATAATATGAGATTCAAGAACAATGAGAGGACAGGCGCTATCGGTAATCTTTATAGAAGTATGAGAACGGCTCAATCATACGGGCAGGTCGCGGCAAGGATGCGAAGATGCCCTGCTTTCAAGAAAGAGAAGCCGGATGGAAAAGGCCCTTATGTTTATTCTTGCGATAAAAATACTTATGATGAATGGTGGCCTACCGACCCACTAAGAGGTGAAGCCTATGCGAAGCAAGCGAGAAATTGAAACGAGATTAGCCACCGAGAATGACGCATTCGCCATTGAGGTGTTGCGTTGGGTTCTCGCAGGTGGTTGCGAGATGTGCGACCATGCCGAAAGGCGAGAACTTGAGATGGAGGTTTATCGTGGCGATGTATCACCTGCTTATCTTGAGGCTAAATATAATTGGCCGGATGGTTGCGTGATGAATCACATGGATGCACACCTTGATTATGACCCCAAAGAGGCAAAGCATATCGAGGATGCACGCTCGCAAAGTATAAACACCTTAGATGCCGCCGAAGATATTGTGAATAGGATTACGGCATACCTTGACGAGTTAGAAGAACTCAAGGAGGCGCAGGGTGGAATCACATCAGACTTCGTTACTGATGCTTCACGGCTTATCGCACAGGCTAACACATCTCTAAAGTTGGTCGGCACGCTCAAGCGTGAGATAGGCGTTGATTCTCAATTGCTACTTGCACACACGCAGTTAAACCAAGTCAGCCGTATTCTCGTTGAGGTGCTTGCAGACCAACCTAAACTGCTTGACGATGTGGAGAAGAAACTCAACCGTCTGTCCGCACCGATTGATGTTGATTACGAGGTGATTGAATGAAAAAGCGACCCTATAAGTTCTATGATACATGGGATAATCCCTTCGCAGTTCAAGCATTGGAACTTCAAGACAAAATCCACTACATGAGGCAAGTTATTATCCTTCTCTCTATCGTTAATGTTGTTTTATTGGGGGTAATAGTATTATGAGAAAGTGGCGCAGTAAGCCTACTAAGTATCTCGCTACACGCGCGATAACAAAAGAAGAACTGCCGCGCCTGTTTGATGCTATGAAAGAGGATGGTCTTATCGCAATAATAACTTCTGAGGGTATCAAGTGGTATCACGGTGATTATAGAGTTAGTAAAAAAGTAGTTGGTGATGTATGGTCTTTGAGTCCTTCGCAGATGAAGCGAGTAATAGATTACATTTACGCGCACGACCCATTCGTGGAGTGATATTATGGATGCGTTAGATATTTCGGTTTGGACTATCACCTTAATTTGTTTGATTGTGGAGATTTCAATATGATTATATTCACGGATGACGAATCTCCTTTTAGGGATGAAAACGAAGTGTTCATGTATGGCTCAATTGATACTGTGCCGGATAGAAAAGACACTACATATTTCCTACAAAGCGATAAGTTCTCATCCGAAGATGTGCTAAGTTGGTCGCCAATTGTTCAGAATAGATTGGTAATCATTACACGCAAAGCCCCTAAGTTGAGCAAGGCCGCCAAAGAGTTGTGCGTTGTGCATGATAATCTTAAGGGTAAAAGTAATGATGATACCTTTCTTATTGTTAAGGCAATAATAAATTGGGCAGACCGTGAGCGAGTTGCGTCTGTATTTAATAATCCACCCATCCCGCTCTTGTTGTGGTTCTTGAAAGGTAACGAAACCGACATAGATGTGTGGAGAAGATTTGCTAAGGTGCAGTATATTTTACCGGAAAAGTATCTTGAGGCATCAATCATCTATGGAATCACACCGTCAAGAAAGCGTGTATCGTGGCCGAAGAAAAAAACTAAGGTAAAAGAAAGACCGGAACTGTTCAAAGCCGATGATAAGCATTGGGAAATCATTTTAGAAAACTCTATAAGCGTAGCCAATAAAGTTAGGGAGTCGGGCGACATACCGAAGGGTATGACTCGCCGTAAGGTGGCTTCGCAAACATGGATTTAGTATTCTTCGTTGGTCTGTTTGTCCTTTATTGGTGGGCGATTCTGACTGAAAAAACATTAGACCTTTTCTTTAAGCCGCCTCAACAAGAAGATAACGATAAAAATAAGACGCTTGCGAAGAATGACGATGATTCGTTTATAAACGGCATAATGTGGGCCGATGTAGGCAACGACTTATAATACCTTAAGGCTAACATTTATACATGAGCGCGAACAACAGGCGGGTTCGCCGAGCCATAGTCGAGATACTATGGGAACATGGCCCGCTTACGAAAGAGGGTGTGGCTGAGAAGTTATCCTCTTTGAAGAATGTTCGTGCTGTTCCATCGCCTCACAGCCTGTCGGCTCTCCTCTCTAAGAACTCACAGATTGTAGCGGTAGGTAGCGAGAAGGTGGAGAACGCAGTAGGTATCAAGGCATCTCATTTATTGTATGATGTGGATAGAGAAGTAATGAAGTCTAAGGATGATATAGTTTATACCCGTAGTCCGACAGTTATGACTCCAAAGCAGAAGCGCGAAGCGCAACAATGCACCTGTGGCCGGATGCGTATTTTTCCGGCGGATTCGCAGGTCTGCATACATTGTCTTCGCAATAGTTAATACAACAGTAGGAGTATGAATATATGGGGCAAGAGATGCGCGAAGACATCAGTTCCTTAGTATCGAGTATGCTACATACTAATACGAGGATAGACCTAACTCGGATGCTCACGCAAGAGAATATGTTTGATGCCTCACTACTACGCAGTTTTCTTTTAGATTTCCACGAAGACGAGAGCGAGTTTGAAGACTTCTTCGCTGATGTCGAGATGGATGAATCTTTCTTACGCGGCTTCATGGCGGGCCTCGTTCAGTCTATTATGATAGAGAGAGCGCACGGCGAAAACATAGGCAGACTAAGCCACGCTGAGTTCGTTGAACTGTATGATGCCGCCTGTGCTTTTCTCATGGAGTCATCCGTTTAGTTTATATCCGTGTTCAATAACGGGTAATCATGCTTTGGGCGAACAAGTATAGACCCATGACCTTCAATCAGATGGTTGGGGGCGCAAGTAGTCTTGCTCATCTCAAAGAAAATATGCAACATCTTTTGTTGTATAGTAGGGGTGCTGGAACAGGCAAGACTACATTAGCCCATGTTCTCGCTAACGAGTTAGATTGCCCGCTTCATGTATTCAACGCTTCTTCTAAGAAGACGAGAGGTATAGCATTTGTCGAGCAAGAACTGATACCCCTTACACGCGCAGGTATCAGAAACCAAATCATACTTCTTGATGAGGCGGACCAATTGACTCACGAAGCACAGTCGGCTCTCAAGGGTGTTATCGAGAATGCTGATGGTTATTTCATTCTTACCTGTAATGATATTAGCAAGGTCAGCGCATGGATTCAATCTCGCTGTTTGAAGATTGAGTTCTTACCAATCGCTAAAGAGCCGATGATGAGCCGCTTAGAATATATCTGTGGCGCAGAAGGCGTTAATATCACCGAGAGTCAGTTAGGCGTTATCTGTGATGCACACGAAGGCGACCTAAGAAACGCTATCAATGCGCTTCAAGCCTTTGCGTCATTCGATGACCCAATCAAGGCAACCCAATTCATTAACAGTTTGACTGTGCAAGATTTCGACAGTAAACTTTTCCTAAAACTATGTGTGGCTGAAAGAGATATGGCGAATGCTTCGTCTATGCTTAACAGCCGAGATACGCGAGAGATAGTGCGTGCGGTGTTTGATTACGCCGTAGGTAGCACCGCCTCTCAAACAGCAAAACTTCAAGTCGTTGATGCGGCAATAACCGCTGAACGAGATGTCCTTAACGGTGTTGATGAAGACATAATTAAGGCAAACTTCGTGAGGATGCTGATAGGATAATCTTTATATCCGTAATCGTTTGACGGCTTGATAGAACAAAGGTGAATTAGATGTCTGATGAGATGCTAAACAATATCGCTAAAACATTGAATGTCGCACCCGAAACGGTGCGTGCGAGGGCTGATGAAGTCCTTGCGGAACAGGGCGCAGCATGGCGAAATGCTGGTCGTTCAGAAGATGACTGTTTTATTCTCGCTTTGAGAGTAGCAGGTCGCAACATTACTTCTGAAAACGCACGACTACGCCGAGCCCGCGCTGATACATACGAAGGTATGTTCATTAGTGTTCCACGCCCGAAAGAATGGGGTAAGATTCTATACAATAAGATGAAGAATCAATTGGCTACCGCTTCTCCCGAAGTCCGACAGAACTTCGTTGATAACGGTTCAGTAGTTCTGTTTGAGGATAACCACGATGGTTCATACACTCGCCTATGTGCCGAAGAATACGGACAGACAGAAAGCGATGTTTCTTCACTACCGAAGCACACAATGCAGTTAGATGCTAATACGCACTTCTATGTTGTATGGGATAAGAATAACCCAACTTTCCCATCCGGTGATGCTAACTTCAAGTATGGTGCGCCTCGCCCACAGGATGAGAGAGAGCGAACCTGTCTATTCTATGGCCGCATGGTCGGTGGAAATGACCTACAACTGATTCAAGTTAGCGGTAGTGGTAAGGCGGCTGATACACAGTTCCCTACTTTCACACCATTAACTATCCCGCTACGAAGCGGTAAGAACGGTCGCGCTTATCTAAACGCTGATGTGTCTAAGCCAACAATCAACTTAGACCTTGCCTCAATGTATGACGGCTCTCCTTTGGATATGCTGCCTTCTCTAATCGGTGAAGAAAACATCTTGCCTTCACTATCTGCGCTCGGTCAATACTACGACCAATACAAAGACGCAGACGGTTGGTGGGATAGAAACTGCGCTACTGTAGTTGAAGTAAATCACATTGACCCGCGAGATAACGGCGGTTGCATTTTGGTCTGTGGCGACACCGACCTAATGTCTATGGCCGGAACAATAGACATCTATTGTGATGATATTCCACCGCTCGGTGTTGGCTCACAATTGCTCGTCTTAGGACAGGCATGGAGAACCCGCGAAGATGAAGACCGCATGACCGTGAATGGTTGGTGGCCTTCTAATGTGGTTGAGCCTATGGTCGAGCCTTCTGTATCTGATGATGACGGGTGGGAGTGAGTAATGAGTGCGGATTGGAGGGCCGTTGGCGAGTTTGTTCTTCTAAAGAAGGATAATGTAGTTAATGATTTGGGGCTTATTGTTGATACTAACTATTGCGTTAAAAGTATTGGTGATACAGTTCCGCTTAGGTTGAACCGAAACGACATGGTAATTGTTAATGACGGTGCGGCCATAACTCCGCTAACAGCCTCCAACCGCCTCAATCTATTTATCGTGCATTACAAAGACATAGTGGCGAGAGATGTCGCCGAAGAACTATCTTATGTCGGCGATGGTATGCACGATGACTTATTCTAAGGAGATGATTTAGTGAAAGAAGAAGCAGAAATACTAACGCTAACGCATTTGGATTTTCAAGATTTTCAAGTTAGACTTAAAATAAAACTAAATAATAAGTATTACACAGGTATATTGGAGTTGAGCGAATGAATACGATACTAACAGGGGCAGAAGCCCGCTCAAAACTCTTAGTCGGTGTGAATAAGTTAGCGAACTCTATCAAGGGAACGCTCGGCCCAAACGCACGGACTGTTGTAATACAGAACCCTATGGGTGGTATGCCCGTCATCATCAATGACGGTGTATCTATTGCCCGCATGGTGAATGATGAAGACCCGTATGTGCAGATGGGGATTGACCTACTGAAAGAGGTTGCATCCGAAGCACAACAGAAGTCGGGTGATGGAACTACGAGCGCGACTCTCATAGCACAGGCGCTATGTAATGGTTCGCTAACTTTGATGGAGAACGGCACATCGCCTCTCGTCATTAGGGATGCTTTGAAGTCCTACTTAGCGGCCACAGAAGAATATGTGCGTGAGTCGGCAATAGAAGACTTTGACCTAAAAGATGTCGCCACTATTGCGGCTAACAATGATGGGGAACTCGGAGAGTTGATTGCCGGTGTCGTCAAGAGAGGACAAGGTATAACAATCGAGAAGTCGCCTACGAGCGAAACCTATGTTAAGAAGGCGAGTGGTTTTGAGATGAACGCGGGCTACGCACACGCATTGATGGCTAATGCGCCACGCGCTAAGTGTGAGTTTGAGAACCCTATGGTTCTAACCACCACCGAAAAAATATCCACATTCAATGCTTTAGTTCCGGCACTTGAGGCCGCAGTAAAGCAGAACAAACCTTTGGTTGTCTTCTGTTCCGATTTCAACGGACAGATGTTGCAGAATCTTTTGGTAAATATAGTTCAAGGTAAGGTATCTGTATGTATGATTAAGCCCGCAGGTATGCCCGAACAACAGCAAGCATGGCTTGAAGATGTGGCGGCGGCTACGGGCGCTAAACTATTCAAGGTATCTCTCAATGAATCTATCGTAAATATAACTTCTGATGATTTGGGTTCGTGTGTAAAGTTTGTATCTTCTCAGACCGATACTATTCTTACCTTAAAATCAACACATGAGTTAGAAAAATATGTTGATGGATTAGAAGACTTAGGACTTGAAGCCGAGAATGATTGGCTCGCGGAACAGTATTCCAACCGAGCAAAAAGACTCGGTAAGGGCATCTCCACAATTTATGTTGGAGGTGCTTCTGAAATAGAACAGGTTGAAACTAAAGAGAGGGTTGATGACGCAGTTAATGCGTGCAAACTCGCTCTTAGTTCCGGTGTAGTCATCGGCGGAGGCGCAACATTATATGGAGCGGCTAACGAACTCGATGAACACGGAGATGTAGCAGACCTGTTTAGGGATGCGTTGAAGACACCGCTCAGAACTATTATAAGCAATACGGGTGATGAACCAAACTTAGGCTTAATTTTAAGTGGGGAAAATTATGTGTGTGGTAAAACCGCCGAAACCCGTAATGCTATTGAGGATGGAGTGCTTGACCCTATGCAGGTGGTCTTGAACAGCCTTGAGAGCGCAGTATCAATCGCGGCATTGGTCTTGATGACCGATGCGGCTATCATCGCACCGAGCGATTAGTTTATATCCGTAATAGATGAGGGAATAATATGAGTTGGGGAACGCAAGCACCACAGCAGAAGGCAGAAACAAAGACCGCAGAACCGAAGATGCAGTTCGATGAGAACTACTATCGGAATCTGTTTGATAATAACCGTGTGAATACTATTCGACACCGCATGGCTTTTGTCGGGCATGAGAATACTCTCAAGACCGGACTTGCCCTGTCGTTGTTAGAAGAAGAAATCAATGCGGGTAAAACCATTTATCTTTTCGATATAGATAACTCGGCTAAATCAACCGTTGATGTTGTTTATCCAAACAACCCTAACATTGTAGTGCTACCGCTACACGATGAAACCGATGATTCTATCTTCGATGAAGATAACAATGTGGATTACAAAGCCCTGCTTGATAAGACTTCATGGTATGTAAATATACTTGCTGATAAAGTCAATGAAGACCCCGATTCAGTCGGTGGTATTATCTTTGACGGTGGTTCGACTTTCCTAAAGTGGTGCGAACACGCTATGCGTGCTTCGTTATTATCACGCGGTATCATTGAAACCGAAGACGGCACATTCAATCAGAAAGAATGGAGAGAGCGCAACAGGCTTTATCGTAATGTCTTGACCCGCCTACACAGCCTCAATGTGGCTAAGGTGTATTTCACTTTTCACCTAAAGGCCGTGTCCGAGTATTTGGATGACGGCACAGGTAAGAAAGTTCTAATGACTGTCGGCCACAGGCCGGAGTGGGAAAAGGGAACTATGAGAAAGTTCTCACAGCAGATATTCTTATCACGATACCAAAAGAAGGCTGACTTAGCCGCAGGTGTCGAAGGCGATAGAAACCTCAAGGATGACGAGTGGGTTGTCCGAGCAAAGATTGAGGAGATGAAGGGCGAACACATCGAAAAGGTTGGCTCTATTCACGACATCGCACGAATCAAGGATGGAAAGTTTGAGTTCGTTGGTCTTGAGTGGTTGAAGTGATTACTGTTGATACTGATTCATTGAGATGGCTTCTCACGCTTGCTCAACGCAAGCATACAATTGACGGCTCAAGCCACGCGCAACTGTATAGTGTTATCTTAAAAGCAAGTGGGGGTCGCCTCTCGTTCTGTTCTTTGGTAAAGGATGGAGTATCTTCGTTGATGCGTCTATCTATCCCCTGTGCGGGAGAAGGAGAAGTCGTCATCACCGACATAGACACAACATTAGGTGTCTTGAAGTATCATGGCGGAGTCTTGACTATGACTCCTTCACAGGATAAGATTAGGTTCAAGTCGTCTAACAAACAGACTACGCTATCAGCGAGTAAAGAGGCTAAGGCTTTCCCTCATACCCCATCAACAATTGCACAATGGACTGAGAAGTCTAATGCTCTTGCGGAAAAAATAAGTATTGATAATTTGACCTATACCACCAATGACGGTCAGAAAATAAGCACCTGTTGGGATTTCTCGGACTTAAGCACTACTGCTCTTTACGAGGCATTCCGTTGCGACTCTATGAACGGACAGAAGTTTAATCAATATGCGATGTCCTTTCAAGAGCCCAACGAATTAGAAATACGAGTCGGTGCTGATTTGAAAGGTAAAACTATTACGAAAATAGAAAGTCAGCCCTTTACGACTCCTGTTGGTGAAGACACGGGCTTTACTGCTACCTATGGTGGCGGCCTTGAGCATATCTTTCAACACTTGAACAGCGACATAGGCATCCATGTTTGGGATTTTACAGAAGCAGGTATGGGCTACCCTATGCTAATCACGCTCGGAGATGGTGATTACATCTTTCAAGCATCACATTTATAACCGTAATTTTTGAGGCATAAACATGATAGATACTACAGACGGAAATTGGCGCAAGGTGCAAACCGAAAGCGGGATGACTTACTTAAACAGAAGTGAAGTTATCGCCGTAACGAAGAAAGAAAACGATTACGATATACACATGGCTTCGGGAACTATCTTCACTACACCGCACTTAATGCCGTTCATGCAAGACATAATAACGATGGCGTGATACTATGGGGCAATACACACCACCGACAGAAGATTGCGCTAATTGTGGCGCTCGCTTCTCATGGCTGTTTGTTGATAGTATAGCAGAAGGCGACATTTACGAATGCGAAAAGTGTAATAATATTATTCTAAAAGTATTTGAAGTGGTTAGCGATGATAATTGAAAGCAAAGGCAGAACTGTTATCGTTAGAGGTCGTGATAATGCTGGTAAAAGATACGAGAAAAGTATTACGGGCCATTGGCCGTATTGTTTTGTTAGGACTGAGGATGCCGAGTATGCCGCCGAAGGAGTAGCCGTTGAAGATGGCTACACCGGACTTTACGGCGAAGAACTATCTAAGATTACTTGCACTTCTGACTATGATGTGAAACAGATAGCAAAGCGAGAACAGACATGGGAGGCCAACCTACCCTATGTTAATCAAGTAATGGCTGACTACATCAACGCGGGCAACCCGCGCTTTGAGAACTACAAGCACCGCACATGGTATCTCGATGCCGAGTGGTCGCCCTCAACAGGGAAACTACGATGTATTGTAGTCTATGATAACTTTAGCGAAAAAGAATATGTGTGGTTTGTGCATCACAACATAGAAGAAGAAAAAGACGGTAAGGGTGTGCCGTTCAAGACCTTCGGTGATTTTGAATATGAAACACCCGCTATGGCTTTCCCAACCGAGAAATCTATGCTTATCCATTTCTTACGACATATCAAGGCTTGCGACCCCGACATCATCACCGGATGGTATGTAGTCGGCGCAGATGTTAAGACAATCATAGAGAGATGTCGTGCTAATCACCTATCCGAGTATTCTCTTTCACCTATGCGTAAGATACGATACGAATACAAAGATTGGTCGCAGCCTATTGTTGGTCGTAATTGTATAGATTTGATGGTAGCCGTTGCTAAATTATGGGAATTGAAGAATGGAAAACTCCCGTCATACAAACTCGATGATGTGGCCTACGAAATATTAGGGGAAAAGAAAGTCGAGTTGGAACACGGACACGATACATGGTTTGAAGATAAACCGTTATATATCCACTACTGCCGTCAAGATGTTCGGCTGTTGCCCAAATTGGATGAGGCCGTTAATGCTCTTGACTACTACACATCACTACAACATATCGTTCAATGCGATATTCGTTCAACGCCTTTCATCACACAGATGTTTACGCAGTTAGTCTTAACAGACCCCGACTTCGACCGAAGAATCCCATCGAAACCACAGTTCGATAAGGTGGATTACGAAGGCGCAGACATCTTAGATGTAAATGCTGGCGTGTATGATAATGTGGGTATCTTAGATATTAGAGCCATGTATCATAGCAACGCGGATAAATACAATATCTCATGGGATTCATTAGATGAAAACGGACAGGACTGCGGGAACGGAACTAAGTTCCGGCAGGGAGAGAAAGGTTTGTTGGTTCGGCAGATGGATAAGATGACTGAACTTAGAAATACCTTTAAGATAAAAATGTTTGCGAGCGAGGGTAAGCAAAGAGCAAAGTGGGATTGTATGCAGTTCGCCGCTAAGACTCTC